GGAATAGTACAGCCGTCTGGATTACCTATAACCATCACTCAAAGTGGGGATATAACTATTGAATTTGCTTATGACGTTACTGGAGCATCTGCATCTACAAACGTAGGTCAAGTTGATATCGTGGGTACTGGAGTTGTTGTACCAACTGGCATAGTATTGACTTCTGCCACAATCAGCCCTAATATAATAGCATGGGCTGAGGTTGACGTTGGAACCCCTGTTACTTGGACTGAGGTTGACTTAGCAGCTTAATAAGGTAAAATTTTTTAATAGGAGTTAAATTATGGCATCAAGTTTTTCATCGGATCTAAAACTCGAATTGATGGTAACTGGCGAAAACGCTGGTACATGGGGTGATAAAACAAATACAAACTTAAACTTAGTACAACAAGCTATCGCTGGTGTTGAAGCAATTACTTTAACAGATGGCGGAACAGTTGCTCTAGTCATGTCTAATGCTGCATTATCAAATGCAAGAAACATGGTTTTAAAAATTGCAACTATTACTTTATCTGGTGCTTCTGTCCTTACAATCCCAGATAGTATTGAAAAATTTTATATTTTAGACGCTTCTGCTGTAACTAATCCAACTAACCTAACTTTTAAAACTGCAAGTGGTAGTGGATTTACATTAGATGCAGCTAAAGTTTATGCAGCTTACTCAGACGGAACTAACATCAAAGAAGTTTCCTTAGATACTTTAGGAGGAACTATTGGATCTAGTGGATTAGCTGCTAACGCAGTTTTATCTGCTGCAATTTCTGCGAACCAAATTACAACTGCAAAAATTTCGGATAATCAAATTACAACTGCAAAAATTTCTGATAACCAAGTAACTACTGCAAAAGTTTCAGATCTTCAAATTACAACAGCAAAAATCGCTGACGATGCAATTACGCCAGACAAACTTTCCAATACTGCTGTAACTGCTGGATCATACACTTCAGCTTCTATCACAGTTGACGCTCAAGGAAGATTAACTGCTGCATCATCTGGAAGTGCAGGTGCTGGAGCGTTTCTTTTAAAAACAATAGATAATAGTGGAAACGGAACTTACACAGCTAACAACAACGCTAACGGTGCTGGGGCATATCTTTGTGCTGGAGGCGGAGGCGGAGGCGGTGGCGGGGGTAACCCTGGTGCTAACGGAGGCTCTGGAGGTGCAGGTCACTTTGGTTTCTATTTCGGTGCTGTACAAGGTGGTGTCGGATATCCATACGCTGTCGGGAACGGTGGCGGAGGCGGTGGCGGAGGAGGCCAAGGTAGCTCTGGATCCGCAGGTAATGGAACTAACTTATCAATATTTGGAACTGCAAATGGTGGTAACGGAGGTAATGGAGGACGAAGATCTCCGCCATTCCCTGGTGCATCTTCTGGTAACTCTGGAAACTCAGCTCCAACTGGTTTAGTAACAAATATTTCAACAAACATCGGATACTTAATGCCTGGTGGTTCTGGTGGTTCTGGAGGTCAAGGAAACCCAGACAACTCTTCTGGTAACTCTGGATCTTCTGGAGGAAGTGGCTTTATTATAGTATACGACAACGCAGGGACATAATCATGGCTAGACATATTATTTATAGAGAAGACGCTGGAGTTAAAAATTGGGTTAACATTACACCTAATGACTCAAATAAAGATTATTGGTTATCTCAATATGAGGGTACGGTATCTAAAGAAATTGACGAGGATACTTACAATAAAATAAAATATGGATACTCATGGGTTTGGGATGGAGATAATATTTCAATAGATCCTCTACCAGATGGTTCTCAAATAGTTAATGGTATTACTGAAGAACACCAAAATTCTGATGTAACTCTTGAAGCGGTTAAAGATGGTATAGCTGCTCATGCAGACAAACTGGAAGAAATGGTTAATGGTTATGGTGATGGTTTTCCATACACACAATCAGATGTAGATGCAATAAGAAGCATTGATTATAGTGGTATCACTTTTCCAGTGAATTGTGTTCAAAATTCTTGGGTTGAAGCGTTAGAGAAAAATTCTATTTCGGTTGATTCTTATAGAGAAATCTAATAAATATACCTTATGTTTGATAAGGTTATTGAGTTTTCTACTCAAGAGGATTACCTCGCTTTAAAAGAAGACTATCCAATACCAGCGAAATTAAATATTCCAAGTTGGTTTAAAGAATTAAATCATACGGTTGAGCAAAGAACTGTAAAAGGGTGTATGCCTTTTTTAGATGCTTTAACTTCTGGTTACATTCTTAGAATGCCACAAGATTTAGCTATAAGGCATAATGTAAAAGATGATGAAGGCAAACCAATAGCTGCACAATTATCAGCAGCGAGTCTATCTGGTATGTTTGCTAACGTAAAAGGATTAAATATTAACAATGATAGTATTCAAACTCATGACCCTAGCCAATTAGGAAAATGTCCTTTTCATGAAAAAAATAAAAATTTACCCTATCATAAAATTTTAAATCCTTGGCGTATTAAAACACCTCCTGGATATTCTTGTTTATTTATGCCTTTACAAAATAATCAAGATGATAGATTTTATCCTATAACTGGTATTGTAGACACTGATACATTTATTAGTGAAATTAATTTTCCTATTGTAATAAATGGAGATAAATATCCTGTATTAGATACGGTGATTAAAAAAGGTACGCCTTATGTTCAAATCATACCATTTAAAAGAGAGTCTTGGAAAATGAAAATAAGTAAACTTACTACAAAGGATATTTATAGTTTTAGATTAAACTATGGTCTAAAAATTTTATATAATTACAAGCAGAGATTTTGGAATAAAAAATCATGGAAGTAAAGGATTTGATTAGGTACTATGATGATGTTTTACCTTTAACTGCAATATGCACATTAATCAAATGGTGTAACAAAGCACATTTTAATCAAGCAAGAATAACAGGTGCTAATAAAGGTGCAGAAACTGTTAATCAAAAAATAAGAGATACTAAAAATATAGATCTAAGACCAAATAATAAATCATTGACAAACGTACATTGGGCTAATTTAATTGCATCAACTGAGTTAAATTACATATCGAGATATGCACAAGATTTACAATTATCTGATTTTTTTATTAAAGGTATTACAGATTTACAAATCTTAAAATATGAAAAAGGTGGATTTTATAATTGGCATATAGATCATGCAGGTGAGGTTATACCTAGATCAATTAGTTGTATAATGTTTTTAAATAATGATTATACAGGCGGTGATTTAATGTTTAGAGATCCACAAGGAAAAAATGAAATGTCAGTTATACCAAAACCTGGAAGATTAGTTATTTGGCCAAGTTGTTTTATGTATCCACATACAGTAAAACCAGTAGAGGAAGGAATTAGGTATACAGTAGTATCATGGGCGGTGTAATAGGAAAAGATTTTAAATATAAAAAAATAAAATTTTTAGAAAATAACGAAATAGAGTTATTTAAAAATTACACAATAATTAGACATAGATATAATCAAACAAATTTTGATTGGAAGCAAAGCCCAGTTGGTGATACCATGTTTCATGGCGATGCTTTAGCAGACTCTATTTTACTTACTAAATTAAAATTAATGGAAAGAGAAACTGGCTTAGAATTATTACCTACATATTCTTTTTGGAGGATGTATAGTTTTGGATCTGATTTAAAAGAACATACAGATAGACCTGCGTGTGAGATAAGTGTTACTGTTATGTTAGGTAGTGATGGTACTCCCTGGCCTATATATATGGAAGACGAAGCTTTGGATTTAAAACCAGGTGAAGCTTGTATTTATATGGGGTGTGAGTTAAAACATAGAAGAGAAGAATTTGAAGGAGATTGGCACTCACAAGTTTTTCTACATTATGTAAACAAAAACGGCCCACATGCCAATCAAAAGTTTGATGGCCGTGATTTTATAGTATGAGGTAATTATGCAATTTCAACAAAACTTATCAGATGGTTCATGTAAAATAAAATTTTCTTGGAGAGAAAGATGGATATTGTTTACAAAAGGTGCGTTATATATGGAGCCACAAACATTTAGACATTTTTCTAATAATTTAATAAAAATTGTAGCTGATTGGACAGCAAAAATGGATCCAGATGTAAAGAAAATGTACTCCACAGGGGATGAACCTATACAAGGCAAATAATTAAAGTTATAATTCGTTATGGCCTTAAATTTAATAAA